CTTGACTGGGGTTTGAATGATGTTGATGGTAGTGACGCGTGTCGTCGGGTATCAGATACAATTCAAGTCCCGTATTTTGCGCGCTGTCCAAGAAGGCATGTTAATTGGGTTGGGGTGACTTTAGTCGCCCTATCGGTGGCAGCGGTATTTATACCGATCATCCACCCAATAACCGTGCCCCACGCCGTTGCGACTGTGATAAGCGCACACGCAATAACGCAGACTGTTGAAACAGTTGGTGGTATTGGTGTGGGCAGTTCGGCCGTGATGACGTATTTCGGATCAAACTCGCATTTCAGGCCAGTACCAACAAATTGGGACCGTCACGTAAGCGAACTCCGTAATTGGACACCCATCCACAGAATGAATCCGTTATGGAATTTCATGGTACAGTGGGGAAGAATTTCGACGTTCAACCTTCGGTTAAATCCGGACTTGGATCAAGATTTCACGCCCCAGTGGCTTATGCGCCACGGCTTCACGCATTATATTTCTCGCACCATTTCAGTGAGGTTGTTCAACCATTTGTATCGCAAGTACAGTGGTGGTATATCCTCAATGGAGCAGTTAGGCAATATAAAACAATATGCAATGAATCTGGTCCAAACACGCCCTATTGGGCGTTGGGTCATCGATTCAACATGTGAGGTCGTGCAACAGGCCCTTTTCTTTACGCGCGAGCGTTCGAGTCAAGGGACACCTGTCGCACCCACTGTGCCAACATTCTGGATGACATAGGTCAACCGCTACTGCCAGAATATACCGGATCTTGATCGATTAGGGGCACATCGCGCTCGATATGTCGAGTGTGATGTGGAGAAAGATTATGAGTATAACGGGTGCTTCGGTCATTTATCGAGGCGTGCAGTTCAGCGGGTGGCAAACATTGGTTTCCCAGTAACAAGAGCTACATTTGGCACCCTTACGGATGCACAGTTGCGTATCATTGAAGATCGCATTGGTCGCAGACCATTAGCGATTCTCGCACTGGAATGTGGAGAGTGGAGGCTGTGGAGTAGAGTTTTCGCAGGTGGTTTCCCTATTTTGAGGGAGTTCAAAAACTACGAGACGCGGTTTGGGCCGACGTTCGTAGGACCGTGGTCGGTGTACGAAAAGACCCGGAATAACGCGGACCGGTCATTGACCCGCATTCATGGGTGTCGTGGTAACGCGGCGCTTAATAGAAATCTTCGTGCGCGCAACAGATTGCTGCATCGTGGCCGTGGTCCATCACGGCTGCTACACGCGGCGCTGTCAGAAATAAAACAACGTCTCAACGAGAAATTAGCACATTTTAGAGATGTGGTTTCCGAACAACAGGACTTTGCGCACAAACCTCACCAGAAACAACGAATTAGAATTCAAGCATGGGGCCGTCTTATCAACAAAGCGGAGCTTGATGGGTTGTTTACGGAGTACACACGTGGGGTTATGAAGATGTACGAAAAATCCAAGTATGGTGGCCAACCGCGCCATATTGGTGACTACACCACTGAGGGTAGTCTATTGGGGGGGTTTCTTTGCGAGGTAGCAAAGGGGTCGTTTGGCGAGTTCACAACTCGAGACGGATTCCGAACCAAATATGTAGCCAAAAGTGAGGCGTCCGTTCTGGATGCGATCGGCGACAACATTTTGGAACAGGATGATCTCTTCGTTTATTTTAGCGACGATTCGATCTTAAAAATTGGGGACATTCTTTGTGATTTGGATATCAGCAAGTGTGATACATCACAAACGGAAGGTGTTTTCCTGTGTGTCGAGTACTTATTTAGCGATTACACTCAGTACCTTGAGGTGATTCAGAAGTGCATCGATCAATGCGGGCTAAAGCATAAACTCCGTGATCCGTGTAATACCAACAATAAGTTGAAGTTGGTGCCAGAACATTGGATAGAATTCTCCGGTTCAACCCTCACGACATTGCTCAACAACGTCGCATCGTTGTCAATAGGGCTTAGCGCCCATGTTCGTAGAGCCCGGACGGAGGCGGAAATAATCAACAGTGCTACTGCCATTGGTTACAACGTCACCATAAAGGTGAAGGAACACACACGTGACCTAGAGGGGTGCCAATTCCTCAAACATTCATGGTATTTCGACGGCGTTCGCGCACGGTCGTTTCTGAATTTTGGTCCGATGATGCGTAGTTACGGCATGTGGAAAGGTGACGTCCCTGGGAAAGGCGCCATGCTCCCGCGTGTCAGGGCAATAAACGGGATGGTGACTGCTGGATATGTCCACTCTGGCAGCACCACATTCCTTCGCGCTTTGCAGGAAATCAGTCCCATGATTTCTTGTGTTGATTTACCTGACGAGGTGAAGAAACATTTTAGCAGCGAAAGACGCGGTGATATTCCCGACATCGCAATCCTCCGGAGGTACCGGGTTGGTCAAGCTGTACATGATCATTTCATCAGCTTAGTCCGCAGTTCTGGGGTCGGTAGTGTCATCAACCACCCTTTCATCACTGCAGTCTATCACATGGACTACGACCAACCACTGCTTCCGGTCTCGATCCCCCTCGAGACAGATGTGAT